AATATTGATAAAGGTGAGGATGCATTTTTAAAAAGTTTAAAAGAATTTGAAAGAAGGATTGATACTGCCATCGCCGGTAAAGAAAGTGTATTAGATATTGATTCTACGAGTAAAATTACAAAAGATACAATACAACATATGCGTAAAAACCAAGCTCCTATACGTTTACTGAATCGATATCATCCTGATCGTCTCCCTGATCAATTTGACAAGACAAAAGTCGCAAGAATGATACATGATATCTCTCTCGGCATCGATATTGATAATACTACTTCCCAACTCACTCCTAGAGATAGAAATTTTCTTCTCGGGAGCCAAGTTTCTGGCATGCAGAGACTATTGAGAAAAAAACTTGGTATTGAACCAGACGAACCACTCCCGCTTCCACAACCGCAAGAACAACAACAACAACAACAACAACCTGTAGAAGCACTACAAATGGAAGAAGTAGATTGATTAAAAAATGAAAGAATGCAATTAATTTTATTTATTTATGAAATCATTTATAAATAAAAATATTATATTTTAGTATATACTTGTTATTTTATTCGAAAATTCATATTATTATGGAAGAATCATCATCAGCATCGTCAATAGACGCATTTGAAACACCTGTACCCAGTTCTTTTGGTGATTCAAGCGGAGGGCCCGTTGAAGAGTCCAGTTATAGCATATGGTCTGTAATATCATTCATACTTATTATTTTAATTATATGGGTTCTCATTTTTAATTTTTTTAATTTAGGAAAAATAACAGACTGGATTGAATCATTTTTAAAATTCATAGGATACTCTACGAGTGAAACAATAAAAACAACAGCCAATGTTACTGCAAAAGGTGTTACCGGTAGTACAAATGTGGCAGCTGGGACTGTGGTAGGAGGTGTTGATCTTTTAGAAAAAGGGCTGAAATTAACACCCGAAGAAAAAGCGCGTGCACAAAATCAAACGCAAGCGCAAGCTACCGCACTTAATCCGCCACCCCTTAACCCGAATGATGTTCAAAAAACGGAAGAATCTGCGGTTTTATCGAAAGGGTTGGCAAATTTGAAAAGAATGACACCGCCGATTCCGGATGATGCAACAAGTGTTACACAAACTGGTGGACGTTCAAAATCGGGTTTCTGTTATATTGGTGAGGATCGTGGATTTAGAAGCTGCATTAATGTTGGTGAAAATGACCAGTGTATGTCTGGAGATATTTTTCCGACAATGGATATATGCATCAATCCCAATCTTAGAGCTTAATAAACATTTACATAAATTTTATTATGGTGTAAATTTTATAGTAACTATATATTTATATATATATATATATATATATATATATAGTTGTTATGAACTTTAATATTGGTAATAAAAAAGAAGAAGTAAGAGAGAAAAATGAAGAAATAAGAAAAAAAAAGGAACAAATAATTAAAATAGCAAAATATAGAAATATATTAAATAGACAATTTATAGTTAAAGATCAATATAACAGTGTAATTCCATTAGACTTATATACTTGTTGGCATACAAAAGATTTACCACCACATTTAAAAAATATCTATGAAAAAGTAAAAAAAATGAACCCTGAAATGAATCATCATTTATATAATGATGAAATGTGTGCTGAATTTATAAAAAACAATTTTGATAAAAGGGTATATGATGCATATAACACACTAATTCCAGATTCTTACAGGTCTGATTTATGGAGATTTTGTGTTTTATATATAAATGGCGGCATCTATTATGATATAAAGTTCAGCTGTGTTAATAATTTTAAATTTATAGCTTTAACAGAAGATGAATTTTTTGCAAAAGATAGAATTGAAAAAAAGTATGCATGTTCGGGTATTATTGCTTCAAAACCAAACAATTCTTTATTGAAAAATTGTATATATAAAATTGTTGACTACGTTGAAAAAAGAATGTATGGGAATGATCCTTTATTTACTGGACCTGGTATGCTTGGTAGTTTTATTAGTAGAGAAGATTTTAATAAATTAAATGCAAGTTTAGTTAATACTGAATTGGATCTTGGAATAAGTGATGAATTTTTAAAACATGTGTACATTACATATAATAATATAGTAATATTATTTTGTGATGATAAATTATACCGTAAGTGTCAAGGTTTATATGAAAGAAGACCACATTATCACAAGTTGTGGCATGAAAAAAAAATCTACATGAATTAAAAAAGTCTATAAAATTAATTACTCGGTTTATACATAATGTATATGTATTGATATTCGCGCTGACTTTTAACCAAGTCGTATTGTCCCAACATTGTAAATCCAGCATCTTTGGCTTCACCAATAATTATTTTTTGTCCAGACATTCGCAGTGATCTTATATTTTTACGCACTTTTCCAAGACGATCCTTCATTGTTTCAATAATTGTAACACTGTCGCTTGCTTTATCGTATTTGTTTTCATCATCTTTTTTTTTCTCATCAAATTCGAATTTGCTCTTATAGTCGAATCCTTCAAAAACGACGTCGGAAGTAGTAATCCGTCTTTTAGCAACGGACTGTGGAGATATAATCGTAAACTGTTTGGCAGCAGGCACAATAGGGTCAAACATATAACGATTTACCAAATGTAGTATTAAGTAGCCACCGGGTTTTAACCAATGATAACAATTATAAAACAAAGTTCGACGATCTTTAATATAATAAATTGCAAAGTCAAGCAATAAAATTGCTGTGGCATACTCAGATGAAAAAGTCATAAAATTTAGTGGGTCACCCTGCATAAATTTACAATTTGGATGTCGTTTAGAGGCGTAATCTACCATTGTTTTGGATTTATCCATACCAATAACACTGCATCCACAGCTTTGTTGAAGAGCCGATGTGTAGTTTCCAGTTTTTGAACCAATTTCAATAACAATATCCTTTGAAGTCGGTTGTATTTCATTTAAAATTATTCCAACTTCATAAGAGTTATACAATTTTTTATAAAATAATTCATCATAAATTCCTACATAAAATGGATCTTCAAATACTTCATCGTTTTGTTTTAATATAAAACGAGACTTCTGCTCAAACCCTTCTACATTAGTTTTATATAATGTGTTGAAAAAATCAAGTGTCCATATTACAATGATTGCAACTGCTAAAAATATAATCAGTGTTGCCCAACATGGCATGTTGTTAATTTTTGTTGCAAGTTCATCAATAAATTTCTTATTTTCGGAGAGAATAATAGCGTTTGAGTTCATTTTGAATTTAAGATTTATATACAAAATAATATGTTAAATATGTTATATTTATATATTATTTTTATTTATAGATACACAAATAAAATTAAATATTTGTTAAAAATAATTTATAAATAAAAATTTGATTATATATATTGGTTTGGTTTCATTTCATGTCAAAATTTGATGAAGAAATTAATGATGTGCGACTTATTACAGAATTTAAAGGAACCACATTTTCCAAATATAAAAAATCAGATGTAAGAAGTGAACTTATTAAATGTATTATTGATGGTAAAATTGAAGCTGCATGCAATTGGAGTTCGGAATTTATTTGCGCCGGACAGTTCTTGGATTTGTGGGACATTATTTTAACAATGGTCGGTAAACATATTCATTTAGCAAATCCAAAATTACCGATATACGTTGAAATGCGTTACGATATTTTTAAACAAATCATGTTAAATGGGTATCTTGGGAATGAACTTTCTCTAAGAAACAACCGAAAAATTCGCAATTTATTTGCAGAAATAATTTGTGTTTTATGTCTGTCAAATAAAAAGCATAGTTTTCAAACAGTGGATATCCGTAAAGATGAATATGAAATAATAACTCTTTCTACAAAGTTGAAAGCTCCAAACGTAGAGTATGTGAACCAAGTATTTCAAAAAGATGATCCCAAAGAGCTTTTCATTGCTCTTAATGAATTTGCCTATCATATTTCGAATGACTCTAAAAATAATTTATTGGCATGTTACTGGTTGGAATGGATTCTTGAATTTAACACCGTGTGTAAAAATAAAAAGGAACCATGCAAATGCGCACGACGAGCGTCCATGCCGGTGGAAGATAAACATCAACTTGATCCCGTGTGGATTCTTTGGGAAATTATTTTAAATCATATCAATGGATCACATTTCAGTTCACCAAAAAAAACTGTCATAATAAAGATAATTAAAAGTTTATTACACTTGTACTGCATTCGCTTTACTCCAGGCACAAAAAGAAAACGACGATACTTGTTGTACTTTGCAATATCTCTAATTACTGAATCTTACTCTACAGATAAAGAAATTATTACAGCGCAAAATAAAGATGTAATTGAAGTTGTTATACAAAAAATAAATTCAGTTTATAAACAAATAAAAAAAAATGAAATTGCGCCTGCAACGGATTATTTAATGCATAATGTAAATCGAAGCGATTTAGAAAAAACAATTGAAAAAATCGAAAAACTTAATAACTTGCAATTCATTTCAAAAAAATAATTACAAAATATTTATAGATATAAAAATAAAAAGAATATTCATATTATTATAGTAGTTAAATCAAAAAGGTAAAAATAGAAAGATAAAAATAAAAATGTCTATAAGCGGAAATGAAACTAAAACATTGGTTGCACCAGCGTCGCCTTCTCAAAAAAAATGGTATGAAGATGAGCCGGTAGTAGTAGATAAAGATGAAGAACGACAAACCCAGTTTAGTCGAGCTGGAGTTGGTTTCGATGCCATTCAAGTGAAAATGCAAAACCTTTATGAAGTTGGAGTTCTTAAATTGTTTATTGAATCAGAAATATTAAAAAGCAATTCGGGAGCATTTGAACCCGGATTCAAAGAATTATACAAAGACTTACTTTTTACATCGGATGTCGAATTTAGCGATTCTGGATTTGTTTCGGGCTCATTGGAAAATGATAAAAAGAAAATTTTTTTAAATCGATCTGAGTTTACAAATTATTTGCTACGTCTTCCAAAACCGATTTCTGATACAACAACGCCATTAGATGAAAAACAAGACATGAATGCATACAAATATTTACAAGTTCTTGGCACCGAACTCCAAGATAAAATACTTTTTTTATGTGATAATTTTATTAAGGATTACAATGAGCAATATAGACAAAATACAAATGACATTTCTCGACTGCAAAAAGAAATCAACGATTTAAAACGTTTGACAGGACCAGGTATTACTGCGAGCGACATTCAAGAACGTGTTGCTGAAAAGGAAAAAGAATTGGTTCAAGCAAAAAATGTAAAAATTCAACTTGAAACAAAACGCGCTAATTATAAGAACGCATGCACACTTCTCTCCAATTCTACAAGACGAAGTCAATATAATGCATCACTCGTTGCTGCTTATCCTGCTTTAAAAAATGATGCGTCTTCATATTCCACTGTTATGCTCGACTGGTTTAAATTTAAGCACAATGGGTCCAATTTTTTCAAAAAAGTTTGTGGAATGTATAAATTGACTGTTCCAAACAACATGTTGACTACACGACAGAACATACTTATTTCATTGCAAGAAATTGCCACAAAACTTGGAAACATATTCAAACCTATTTTTGAATCTTATTTTTTAAACGAACTAACTACAAATGTTGTACGATATATGGGAGTTATACCAAATAATGAATATTCAAGTTACTTGTTTGAATTGTCCAACCCAGTAACAAGAAGAAGTGATCCTTCGAAATTTTCATGGCTAAACATCAATGCCATGTTTTTAAAAATAATAAAAGAAACACAATTTGCAAACAATTTCGATAAAATAGAACTTGAGAGATTGCAATCCGTATCACAACTCATGGCAAATTTTAGCAGTGAGATTCTAACATTTTTTTCTTTATTTAAATTTGAAAAAAGTATGAATATTTTTAACTCAAAACCAAATGATAATAAGAATGTATATGAGCGTGCAGAACAAGATGACGATTTTTTCAAACGCGCAGAAAATATAAACATGTTGTTTCAAAATGTGTACTATTTGAAAAATATTTTAGAAATGATTTCAAACGAATTACAGAGAGTTGCAGGTTTGCCTGGTCTCACAGCTCAACAAACTACCCTTTTAACACAGTTGCAAAGTCAACTTAATGATATAGTACAAATGATAAATGTTTTGTTTCCTACACTAAATGTTTATAAAATTAATGTTCAAAGATACGACTACGAAACGCTTCTTGGAGAAGCATCACATTCTGGATTTGTCGAAAGTATATTTTCTGGTAAAATTGCATTCATTTCACACTTTCATAAAAATAATAAATTTTTGGTATCATCAGAATACATTCAAAATAGTCCTGTTACAATTACAATTCCTGATGGAAACTATACACTGGAAACGCTTTCATCCATAATTGAAAATGCATTATGTAACACTTGTAAATGGTCAAGACAAATTAATTATGATTCAGAAATGTTATGGAGGTGCAAGTATGATAATAAAAATTTCTTACAACTTGGTTTATATTTTCCAAGTAATAATATGAATAATTATCCAAATATATTATGGGGGTATTCATTTATAATATCAAGCACATCAAATACTGGCGCGCGTCAGTATACACTTTACATACCAAAAGGTGAATATAAAAACATACGTCAAGTTTTAGATGCCATGCAAAGTACAATCAATGATTTTGTAGGCAAGACAAATGATTATGTTCGACAATTTCAAAGTATATTCACAATAACACTTGAAGTTAATCCTGCGACAAACACGGAGTGCGTAAAGTTTGCACTACAAAAAAAAACACCAAGTGACCCAAATGAAGACTTGACAATTGTACTTACTGCTCCACATTTGGCACAGTTATTGAGTAAAGACAATACTCCCCGTTTTGTTCCGTTCGATATTAACGTCTACTTAAATAACAATATAAATGATCAGACACGTATACAAGTTAATAATATATTCGCAAATTCAGAAAAAATATTAACGAACCCCCCGTCTAAGTTACAACTTTCAAAAACAATAACAATTGATACTGCAACCATGATTGATGGAGAGAGATATGACGCGTCAGATCTTTTTGGAATACGTCGCCAAGCAAATCAAGCAAATGAATCACTCCAACTTTATCCAGATATTGTAACAAACAAATTATCTATTTCAAGTGACTATGATCAAGGTTCGCGCATATGCCACAATCGAGGTGTAACATTCCAGTCTTGTATTTTTTTATCTATAATTTTTAATTCACAACTTGAATTAGTAGCACCAAATAATGTGGATAATAATAATTTAAATGATTTCGGAAGATTGGATTTTACAAGTAGACGTATAAATGATGAGTTAACTTTTATACCAGTCAACTTGAAAGACATCGAAAAAAATGCAAACGCTTCCGTTGCAGTTGAAGTTCAAAATGGTTTTAAAAGTGAAATTCTTGAAAAAACGGGCATTTACATGAGTAACCGTCTTCTTAATCCAAAAGTGCCGGTCATTACTCCGGTTGACATTTTAAACAGCATTTTATATAGATACCCATGTATCCCAACTTCTCATGTAAAACGTTTTCTAAAAGAAGGATCGACAGAGTTTGACGAATTTATTGAACAGCGTGTAAATATTCCCGAATTTAATGCAATTGTTTGTTTAGGTAAGGGGGAAAAGGGGCAATTGCCATCACAAACCTTTAAAAACATTCTTAATAAAACACTTATGTATGATGAAAGTGATGGTCGACGAAATAAGTTGTTTTGCGATTTACATTATGCGCTATGCGGACCTGTTTATGCCGATGTAAATCCCAGTCGAGAAATAAATCAACTTACAATTCTTGATGAGTTTTCTCTTGAAAATAATCGACCAAATGTGTCCATGCCTGGAATTGCGCCGCCGATAAATACGTATCGTCCGTTTAGCGTGAAAGGAATAACACCATTTTACGATTATGAAAAAGAATATTATAAATATTTAATTTATGGAGAATACACGACTCAACTAGATAGTGGCGTTAAATTTACTTTGGGATGTGTTAAATATTATGATCCAGGTGAAAAAATTGGACCCGGACATAACTTGAATGCATCTGAATTATACGATGTCATAGTAACAAGAAATGATAATCGCGTATCTTCAACGATACATAAAATGATATGGTTACCAAGTTATCAAGAACACACTGTTGACAGATTTATTATTATTGGAGAATTTGAGATTATAGACTATTTAGATAAATATAAAACTGTAATCGATACCCAAGACTATAGTGCCGACGGAATTCAAAAATATAGAATTTGGTCATTTGCACACGAGTATCCTACTCCTCATCCTCCACCGTCTTATTTTTCTGTCAATCAAGAGATTGACATCATTACGAATTATCGTGGTTTAGGTTTAGATTACCGCATCAAAGATGTTTTATTATTTGATGCCTTTGACTACATCTTCAATGTTGTAATTACAGTAAACAACGGTGGAGAAACCTTTATATTTATACCATACACCGACATTAGAGGAGTCGTCAGTGCGAATCCAGTGCCAAATGATAGAGATTCAACGGGAAGAGAAGTAAATTATAAACTCTCGTGCAGTGCAATAAGTATGAATAAATCGCTACAAAATATATGTAAGTCTCGTCGCTTTTATCGTATTATGGAAAATAAATATCCTAATGTCGCAAATCCTGTAGTAAACGCGTATGCAAGAAGTAAGGTTGCTAATTCTCAAACAGAGTATAATCGCTTGCAAGGTCGAAATCCAGATAGTGTAAACCATTTACTTTGGTTGGGTTTAAAGGAAAAAACAACAGCTCGTAAAATATTATCATGCAAACGAATTGATAGAGCACGTCTTTCTACTTTTGATTTGGATTTACCCATTGCATTTGAGGATGGAGATTCAATTGAAAATATTAGAGTGGATATTAATAACCCGGAAATTGTAACTGTATTTGGAAAATTTAAAGCAACTATTTCTGATCGAGGTCCAAGTGAAAGACCTCAAAAAGTGATTCGAAACGTAATGGTCATTTATACAAACCTACGAAATGCCGAACAAAATGACTTAACTTATGGAAGAGTAGGATATACACTTGAATACGATAATTTTAAAGGTATTTCTATAAATGAAAACGAAGAATTTGCATCGTTTTATTCCTGTGTTGATGGTCTGATTCCGGCTTCTATTGACAAGGGTACAATGCAACAAAATATTGGCATTTTAACAGTTAAAAAAACGCAAACGAGCGAACCCATTGTCATCGGGTTTCATAATGCTGCACTATCAACAATGTCTGACAAATCAACCGTAAAAGAGGGAGCGATACAGGTTCCATTTACACTTTGTTATGACTACAACATGTGTGCCGATAGTTTAAAAATAGAATACGACGAATTTGCGCGCCCTCCTGTTCCACCTGAAACAAAAATAGAAAAAGGTGTCTTTAATCCCGTGACATTTTATACATCTTATAGGGAAAATGTAGCAAGTCCGAGTAGTAGCTTTTTTAAAGGCGTGTATGCACTCGTTCATGCAAAAAATCCGTTGCAGCTTTTTTCTTCACCGTTGAATTTGCATGCGTTGAATACGTGGGGAATTGATTTAAGCAGTAATGAAACACTTTTTTATAAACGACTGTATGAAGCCAGTAGAACAAGCGCCACAGTATTTCAGTTTAACATAAAGGCGTATGAAAAATATATGAATAACATTGTAGAGACGATTCTGGGAAGTGCAAAGGCGTATTATGAAGATAAAATAAAGTCAACTTTTTTCACATACGGAACCATCGACGGAAAACCGCCCATTGTATTCAAACGAGATAGCAAGACGAACCGAAACATCATTGTTGGGGGCGGAAAAGAAGAAGATGCGAAACAAATGCTCATCGCAACAGAGTATATTGCGAATGAAGATGCACAAAAGAGTGATTTAAAAAATAGAAAAAATGTAATCCGTAAAAAGATTGTCGAGATTCGCATTCCAGATATTATGTTGAGCGATTATTATGTTGGTGTTCTTACAGAACCAAATAGAAAAAATGTAAGAATGATATTTGTTAATGCTGTTTTCAACTATGCAAAACAACTCGTTGATATAACTATAAAACAAAATGAAGAGGTTACAAAAAATAAAGGCGCAGACAATAATGTAATTATTATTGATGAATATCATATTGTGCTTTGTTCTAAAAATGATACCATTCGAAATCGGTTTAATGAGTTAAAGGCTCTTGATGCTTATGCATCAACTGATTATTTAACTCTTTCAGGCGATGTGTTTGAGTTTGAACTACCGTCTTCTTTACGTCAAGGCGACAAACAAATTATTGTCGTCAACGAGTGGAATGACAAAGGATTTATTGGAGACTATGGTGCATACGCTTATTCTGATGCTTCCGCCGCTACTGTTTCATTGACGCCGAATCAAATGATGGTATCAAAAAGTAGGCAAATAGTAACCGAAGCTACGTCAATAAAAGAAGCTGTTACAAAAGGTGTTCCAAAGTATCCAAATACTGCCTTTTTATTAAATCCTGTTTTTTCATACCATACACTTGATCCTTCGAAGTGGACTGGAGTTGAGTCTTTTACTACTAAATCTGGTCAAGTTGGTGGGGCACCACCGTTATATCCCAGATCCAGTTATGGTTTTCCAAATCCTTATGTTATACAAGGACAGCGACAAGCACCATTTGGAGCATATCCCAATCCATATGGCACACAACAAGGATATGGATACAGTCAACCATACGGAGTAAGAGATTATAGCGGGTATGGGCTCGGGCTAATTGATAATGGTGATGAAGTAATAAGAATGAAAAGAAAAGTTCTTGAGTCAAGCGATATTCCGTCAAAAAATTTGAAAAAAATTAATTTCCAAAACATGCAAACAGATACACGCTTTAAAAAAATTGTGCTATGGTTGTTTGATTCTAGAGAGAATAAAATGTTGATGGTAAAAACATTGATTGGAAAGAAAGTGATATTGTCTCTCCCCGTTCAAAATCAACAAGTTGGCACAGTTCGCGCAAGCGGATATTCATTATTGCAACAACTTTGCAGGCGTTTATTCAGCCAAGCAGATATTATACAAAAATGGACTCTGGAAGTTTCATATGCCTACAATAATGATGCAAATTCTGAAACTATTGGTATTTTTATATATAGTGCGAAATCGTATGATTTACCAAAACCAACACTTGAACTTATTTATGTAAATATGCAGGCGGTTTTAAATTTAACAAAAGGTTCAATGATTATAAAAAAAGGGTCGCAACAACAAATGAATGAAAGTCAACTGGAGATTAATTCACGAGATATTGCGCTTGTTGGAGAAGTGTTTCGTGTTGTTCCATTAATACAGGGCGGAATTATATCGTCAACGTCTAAAGAATTTAATGAGATCGTTGCTAACTTGGTAAGTAAAACGCCACACCAACATTTGCGGTCATCTATTTCTGAAAAAAAACGCAGAGAGAATGTAGAAAAAAATGTACAATTTTTAATAAATTTATTTTTTTCTCAAAATAGCATATTTTTTTTAAGAGGACAACTCAAATATTATATTTATTCTTCTCAACGAAGTTGTAAAATATTTACGATTGTAAAACAACCTGGTTACGACGACGACAGTTATTTAACTTGTTTGAAACTATTTTTACAATCGGAATATGACTACAAACAAAAATTGAGTACATTTCGTGTGGGTTGTTCTATGAAAAAAAAACTGATTGCAGATAATTTCTCAAGCGTATGGGACAATTTTTGGAATGATCTAATTGAATCACAAGAACAAGCTAAAAGTGCGAAACAGATTGAAAGTGAAATTGGAAATACGGAAACAGGTGAAGGTGAAGAGGGAGAGGGAGAAGCAGCGGAACCTAAAGAACAAGTAAAAGAAGTGTCAAAAGATGACAGAGTTACTGCTCCCGTTTGTTTGAATGGCGCTTTAACCACATGTAAAAAAATGTATGATGTACAAGAAGACTGGAATGCGTCGAGTTACTATCCGCTGGCATATGATGGCATTTCTTACACATTGGATCCAAGTGAAAATCCGTATGGATTTAATAATGAATACTATTATAACTTTGACAATCTTGAATTAAATGAAGCTCGTGACACATTTTACGGGTTCAAATGTATGAAATACAATGGCGATGCTAAAAATCCGATTTTATATTTGGGGGGTAAAATATATGACGCAGCAACAACACGTGTAAAGTCAGCAGTCTATGAAATGTCGTTACTTACAAAAAAAATAAAACCTATACTTATTGCAAATAATGTTGACAGTGAAATTTTGTGCATTGACATGGTTGGAAATAAACATATAATCATTAGTGGAAAAAGATTTGATAGGGTGAGAAAATATGTTGATGGTCATCTTGATGATACCGAAACTGAAACAAGTATCCCTCTCGTTATTATGAACCTTGAAACATATAACGTAACAGTTCTTTATGACAATAATCCGAGAGTAGCGGTACCAAGAAATGTTGACACAGATAATACAAGCATAAACAAAGTATGCATTTGTAAAAATAGAAGAGTCATTGATGAAACACAAAAAATGTCTTACTATGAATATGTTGGACTTTTTGGAGGTGATATACAGATTGAAACAGCGGGTGCAGGCGCAGACCCAAATATAGTGAACATTGGATGCGTGGTGATAGGAGTTCCAATCGATGATTCGAATCCAAACTTTCAACTGTTTGCAAGAATGTACTGTATTGACTCAAAGGTGCAACAAAACGGGATCGTTATACCTGGCTTAACATTAACCTCATTATCAAGAGGTCAAACTGTCAGTGTAACTTCAATTGTTTGTAGCGAAGAGGAAGAAGTTGAAAAAGGAAAAGAAGATGGAGATGCAAGCGCAAGTGCAAATAAAACTACATTTTATGTTGGAGGATATTTCAATAGTTTTAGTTATATGGACTATGTTGAACTTCAGGAGGCAGAGGCGGCGGCTGCGGCTGTTCCCGGAGGACGAAGAGTCGATGAAAATTTGTTTATAAAACGCGGACTGTGTAATTCTATATTGAAATTAACAATAGCAACCAACTATAATACTGTTGAACGTGATTATCAACAGCGGTGTGTATTTGAACCGATTGATACAAATGCAAATAAGAACAATATTATTTTTAATGCATCTCTCGCATTGTATAAAAAAGATTCGTCTTCACAACAATTTTTACTGGCATTTACTGCATTTGTCGATCAAACAACAAATCCTGCTGCTGCTGATCTAAATAACAGTGTATTAATAACAACGTTGAATGCGTTTGATTTAAAAACAAAATTAAATACGCAGGTCATGATTCCAGTTCCAAATTCACGAGTCGCCGGAGGTATGATGCTTCCTATTGTAAAAAGGAATTATAATTATCAGTGTATTGCAGTTGTGCAAGATGTATCTTCAAAAAAATATGTGGCTGTTATGAGTTATACGATAAACGAATATGCATACTCATTTAGTTGTGAACTGAATATGGAAGCTCCTCTTAAAGTAATAGAGTCGAAATGCAACGACGAAGCGGTAACAAGTCATAATAATTCAGTTACTGACATATGTGGCATTGAAAATCGAAATGGAAACCAAATCGATATTTACGTTGCTCATGAAAATATTATTATCGAGATGGATAGACCAGAAGATCAAATTTTATACCCATTAACAGTGAAATCAAATTATCAGCAGATTGGAAACTGGAATTTGGGATTTATAAATGGCGAGTCTGAGTCTGATTCTGAAACTGAAATATTTTTTCGATTTGTAAATTCAATCATGGAACTAAGTAAAATATTTAAACAATATCCATCGTCAATGTTGTTTCTTCAAAATATAGACTATCGAGAAAAAAATCAAAAAATAACCACCAGCGTTTTAGAAAAAATGTATTTTGACTTAGAAGCAAAAACTACACTGGATGATGCTGCGAATGCAATTATACAACCAAAAGTAATAAACATACAATACTCGTGTAATGATATATTTTTAATGTTAACTTTTATGTTGCGAGTTTGGAATGTTGCAACAAGAACGATTCATTTTTATAACAGCGAAAACGTTAATCTTTTCAATCAAATAAAAAATTTTTATGATTATTTGATATTTTTATTGCTATATTCAGGTTGCATCAATTTAGCACAGAACCTGTGTGACAATTATGTAAATCTTGTTTTAAGTGATGCAAATAATGGCGAAGGTGAACTCACGCGAGAGAATTGGAAAGAAAAATTTTTGAATACGTTTAACACTTTTGACACAAATTCTACATTTAAAACATTTTTTAATGAAAAAATTGCATTTATAGATCAACTGGTATTGAATCAACATATCACAATTTGTAGCAATCCAGAAACGTATACCGGAGTTGCATATATGAAACGTCGCATTGATAAAAACTTGGAAATGTCGACATCTGAAACGAAACAAAAAGCGTTACAGAATAAAATATATAAAAGCAATGAAGCATTTTTTGATGCGAGTAGTGATTTTTTTACAACAAATTTGGCAAGTGATTCCATTAATACAATAGACCAGATTAATTTTTGTAGTTTTTACAAATTTCAACGATTACGGGAGGATCGCACTCCATTTGTAACAAATTTTGGAGGAATGATTGGAACAACCATATACGCAGCTGTAAATATTGACTCAAATAAACAGTTAGAATCTTCAAAAGTGTTGGAGTTTTTAAAGGTGATTATTGCTTATTTTAAACGACTACCATCTGGCGCACCGGTTGTAGATATAGGAATTGGTGGTCCGATTCAACGAATTATTTTTGGAGGAAATTTTGGATGTAATTTGTTGAACGATGCTCAGGTGTGTAGTCAATTTGCAAAAAATGGAATGAAAGTTTATACACGGCCAAACAATTCAAATGCATTTACAGATGTTACAAATAGTTCAGGAAATCAAATGTTTGTTGTGGATGTAAACTTGATGAGTGTGTCTTCTTTATCAGGAGGAGGAAGAAGAAATGGAGAAGAATCAGAAAGTAATGATAGTTATGATTTTATCAACAGTCGCAGTAGTAACGGTAATAATATTTTAAAAAGACGTGTAACAATAGGAGAACCGATTAAAAGTAATAACGGTGTAAAGGAACAACAAAATATAAAGTTAGTTGTTGTAGATCATAAGAAAAAAACAAGGCGCCGTTATAAGTAAAATAAAAAATGTTGAGTATTTAATTAAAATATAAAAATCTCATATTTTGTAAATGAAAATGATAAATTGATTTTTTTTATTTATAGTTTATTATTTTTAGAGTTTATTCATATTACAGTTTTTACACTAAATGTCAAGGTCGTTGCTAACTTTTTCAACACTTGGACTTGTTTTTGAAAAACAGCAGCAACAGCAACAGCAACAGCAACAGCAACAGCAACAGCAACAGCAACAGCAACAGCAACAGCAACAGCAACAGCAACAGCAACAGCAACAGCAACAGCAACAGCAACAGCAACAGCAACAG